CCACCAGTCGAGCGTCGATTGCGTGAGATCCACCGCCTTGCCGTTGGTGCCCGGATAGATGGCTTTGAGGAGCTCGAGGGTCGTCGGGTGGTTGTAGTCCCAGGCCGGCGGCTCGCCCTTCTCGACGTGCTCCATGAACGTGCTCTCGGCGTTCATCAGGTCGCGGCCGAGAACCTCGTCGCGCTCGATGCGGTAGCGCCTGAACTCGCGGCTCACCATGAAGAACACCGCCACGTCCCAAAAGTCGTAGTCGAATACCTCCATGTAGTGCGCCACCTGGCACTGGATGTGGTCGGGGATCGTGGCATCGCGCTCATCCCAGCCGGCGCCCCAGCCCTCGGGCGTGGCCGCTGTCTTGCATTCGAGCCCGCCGCGATAGCCCACGAGCACCCGGTCGGGATGGGCGATGGCCCAGGGGAACCGCTTCGAGTGCTTGGTGCGGTTGTAGTGGCGCACCGGGTTCGATGTCTGCTCGATGTACCACTGAACGACCATCGGCTCCAGCTGGTGGCCGAGGAAGGCGTTGATCGGGTCGATGGGCTCGCGCTCCATTTCACCGCGGAATATGTAGTAGAGCTCGCGGGCCGAGAGCCAGGGCGAGAGCCCGCACGCGGTCGCCGCGTCCGAGCCCCCGATGTAGGAGGAGTGGAGTGCTGCTTGTTCGTCGGTCAGCATCCGCTCGCCTTCTTGGCCTCGTCGGGCTTGTCCGGGAATACTTGCGCGAGATCGACCCTCGCTTCGATCTGGCCGAGGAGCTCCTGGCTGCGGGTCAGCTTGTTGGCAAGCTGGAGCGTCAGGCGCTCGAGCACGACCAGGTGGTTGCGTAGGGTGCGGTTCTTCGATTCGAGCCGGCGATACTCACGATCCGTTTTCATTCGACCTCCTGCGCCTGGTAGGCGTCAGCGTGGGGGATGAAGTTGGGGAGCTCGGGATGGAGCTCGTTCCAGCGGTCGACGCAAGCCGCGCATACGGCCCGCTTCTCGCCGCTGATATTGAGGGCCGGCACCAGGTCCGGGTTGCAGGTGATAACCGTGCCACAGGCGCCACACGGGCAAATAACTGACATGAAGGCCATGCTGGGATCCTCCTGAGTGTTGATGTCCCAAAGGAAGAATAGTCCCGGCCTGCCTTGCGCGCAACGCGCATATATGGGATAAGGCCCCACGGCGATTCGACCCCGCCCTTGTGATCCCCCCGGCCGGACCCATCACCACCCCTTCCCGGTCGGGGGTTTCTTTTGGGCCAGCCATGAAGTAGATTCCCGTTATGGGACGTTCAATGACCATCTACTCAGTTCCTTCCAGCCTGTGCGTCGGCTATTCCTTGCGACCGCCATGCTTCCCAGCAGTAGTGTTTTCATTGATGTCCCAGGCTGGCGCGCAGGCTCGAGGGAACTGACTTAGCCGGCGTCCGTCGCCGGCCTCCACCCCCCCCCTGCTACCCAGCGCCCGGCACATGATTCGGGGCGTCAACGGGAGCGTGTGCCGGCGATGTGGGTGGTACTCCGGGAACCGTCAAACCACCGCCAAGCGAACGTGACTGAGGTGACGGGAATGTTGCGGCGTCGAAGCAGGCTCCATACCGGACACGCACGGCGTAGCTCTCCAGGGTGGTCTATTCTGCCCAGGCAGAGCTGCGCCTCCCTCACCACCCGACCACACTTGGGAGGAAGAAGATGGAAGAAAAAAACACTGAGAGATCTCAAGCCGAGCTCTTAGTGGACCGCATTGTGCAAGCCGTGACAGCTGGGCGCCGGGACGTGGCGGTGAAGCTGTGCCTCGATGCCATCGAAGGGTGCGATCCCGTGAGCGCCGAGCAGCTGGAGGACTCGCTCAAGACTGCCGTCGACGACGACACCATCAAGCGGATATGGGACATGGCCGGCGAACTGTTTCACGGGGAACCTGCCCGCTGGCGGAACCTGGTTGGGCAGCTGATCAAGATCCGCCACGCCGCCGCCGCCTACGAGGTGATGCTCTATGCGCGGAGGCTGAGCGTGGAGTCGGCGCGGGCCGCCATCCGCATCGCCATCAACCGTGGCAACACACCACCAGGCACCCGCCCATCGAACGCGGATCTCGTCGCTGACTGTGAGTTCTACGGCATCGGCACCGTCGGCAAGAAGCGCCAGGAGCTCGAGGCCGCGCTCACCAAGGCCAAGGCCGGGGCCGAGGCCGACTTCACGGAGCCCACCGTCTGTCGCTGGCCGCGGGAGGAGCTCAAGGAGTGAGCTTCGCACCCTGTTGGTCTTGCGGCTCGTCGGCAGCGTGCTACGCCGGATGTGAATGCGCGAAGTGTGTCGACCCCGAAGATTACGCAGAGTGGCGCCGGGAGTGTCCAGAGGAATATCGGGACTGGCTGGAGAGCCAGCGGCAGGGTGAGGAATGAGCCCGCCGGTCGTGTTCCTCCGAAAGCAGCCGGGCCGGTTCGGCACGCGCATCGAGGGCTACGGCCAGAGTCACAAGGTCTGGACGTGCCGGCGCTGCCGGGCCTGGCACGATGCTCCGAAGCCGAAGCGGTGCCAGGAGTGCGATCACGCGAGTTTTCTCCACTACGACTCTGCCGGCGAGGCGCGCTGGTTCGTCGGTCTCATGCGCGAGCTCGACCACGAGCTCATCGCCGCGCTCTCCCACCATCCCCGCTACCCGATCCACGTCTGCCAGGTGGACGTGCGGGCTCACATTCAAGTATTCGAGTACGTCGCCGATGCTGAGTATGAGCGCGACGGCGAGCTCGTCACGGCCGACTTCAAGCCGAGGGCGGCCCAGGGCCTCGACCCGGTATTCAAGCTCAAGCGTAAGTGCTTCGAGGCACAATACGGGCGACCCATCACCATCGTCACCGAGAGGTAGTCAACATGGCAAAGAAGAAAACCACCAAGAAGTCGGCCAAGGGCGCCGGCACGACGGTCGAGCCGAGGAGCTCGTCTGAGGTCGCAATGGACAACGACGAGATCCGGGAGTGCATCGTCGATCACTGTTCGCTCATCGCGTCGAAGGGCGCGGCGCGGAAGAAAATCAACGCCGACATCACGGCCTCGAGGAACGGCCTGGTGGCCCGCGGGCTCAATCGGGCGGCGCTCAACGTGGTCGAGAAGTGCGCGAAGATGGAACCCCAGCACGCCGAGGGCTTCGCCATGACGCTGCTGATCGGGCTCAAGTCCATCGGCCAGCCGTTGCAGGCGGATATGTTCGATGAGCCGGCCCGCGAGCAACTTGCCAGCGATCCGGTCAACCCACCGATGGAGGGCGAGGAGCTCCCCATCCATTGAGGACAATCACATGGCAACACGAGAGAAACAGGGCGCCGGCTCCTTCCTGAATGACTCACCGGCCAGGGCTCACAATACCGAGGAAGCGGTCGACCGGCACGAGATCCCCACCACGGAGCACCCGGCCGATCCCTGGCGGCACCGTCACCAGGGGATGCGGTGCCGCACCTGTATGTTCTTCGTCGCCAAGGTGACGGTGGAGAGCCCAGGGCGTGAGACCGAGAGCACCCTCGGCCGCTGCCGGCGTCACGCACCCACTCTGAGCGGCTACCCGGCCGTGTTCGTCACCGACTGGTGTGGCGACCACAAGCTGGACGAGAACAAGTGACCGTCCATGAGCTCCACCGGATGCACGACCATTCGCTGGAAGCCTGGAAGCTGTTACTCGATACCGGGAAGGCTAGTAAGCGCCGCCGCCAAGTGTTTTGGTGGTTCTATCGGCACCCGGATTCGACTGACTTTCAATGCCGGGATGGCCTCGGCTACCCTGAGCGAAACGATGTCTCGCCGTCCATCACCTGGCTCATCCAGCGGGGTTTCCTCGAGGAGAACGGCTACGTCAGGGCCCCGGACACCAACCGGCGGCGGCGCCTCGTGCGCGTGGCCGAGCTCCCCAAGCCGTCCCCACAACTGAGGCTGATCTAACGGTTAGGTAGGTTCGCTGATTGTATGGGGGGTAGGTTCGATCAACTCATTGAAACGAGAGGAGAAAGAGGGTGGGTAGGTTATCTGTATGGCTGTTTGTGATGCTGGTGTCGGTCAACCTGACCCGTGGCGGCTACTCGGTGGTCGCCCAGGGCATGACCTGGGGAGAGTGCAACCGGGAGAAGTTGCTCGTCGGCAACGGCGCCTGGGTCGACTACCGGGGCAACATGCGCCGGCTGGAGTGCCGGGCCGAGGCTGGCGACTCGTGATGGAGCTCGAGCAGTCCGGCAAGACGTTCGCCGAGCTCATCCTCTACGCGCTCGAGCATCCCATCAACCCGGTGATCGCGCCGAAGTCGTTTGACGATTACGCGGCCGATGCCGGCCCCAGCCACAAGCTGCTGGTTGTCTCCGAGCTCGAGCACGGCGGCTATGTGATCCACGCGAGCGTTTCCAACATGGGAACCAACGCCGACCCGGAGCTCCTGGTAACTCTGTCGATGCTGGCAGCGTTCCAGGAACTCCTCGGCGTGCCGGCCCGGTGGGCGCTCATGCACCATATTGTCCACTGGTACTGGCCCGGCGATGGTGTCGCCACCCAGCTCCAACGCGCCCAGCTTGTCCATTGACTCGCCACCGTGCCCGGACTGCGGGCGCACGCGGGGAGTCTGCTTCAAGTGTCGATCCGACATTGCGCATTGCGTGGAAGCGGTCGAGGGACGGCTGCGCCAGGTGCAACTTGACGATGGTCCCACCCTTCTCCTGGCAGCGTTGCGCCGACTGTCCAAGCAAACCTGACACCGATAAAAAACCGTAGATCCGGGGTACTGCCGCCAGGGCCCCCTCGGATAGATCGCTCCTCGAGGAGCTCACGAGCTCGTTTTCCGTCGACCGGCCGGATCGGGTGTTCTATGCTCAGACGACGGGCACTCCCCGATTGAGAGGCAGGCTATGGAACATCCCACCAACGAAAAGTCGAAGCTGATCATCCACACGCCGAAGTCGGTGCTTCACGTCCCTGGCAAGCAAGTCCACCCAGGCTCGGGCGAGGTGGCGCTGCGCTGCAAGTGCGGGTGTATGCGGTTTCGCTTCTTCGTGCGCCCGGACCCCAAGCACGACCGGAAATGGGCGCGGGGCTCGGCTATAGTTTGCACGAACGTGAAGTGTCAGAAGATCGTCGGGTTGACCCCCGAGGGCTACCTCGATGTTGAGGGCGTCCAAACGACGCTGAAAAAAGAGGACCGCGAACAATGAGCACACCACGCTACGAGCAAGTAAAAGCCGCACACGCGAAGCTGCTCGGCAAACTGGAAACGGGCGCCTTCAAAGGTGACGCGAAGAAGCGCGCCACTTCGAGACTCCAGGAGTACGAGCACTCGCTCGGGCTCCTCGAGGGCGCAACAAACCGCCGTGCCGAGACTCCTTCCGTCGGCAAGCCAGGCGTCACGATCAACGTCGGCCCGGAGTAAGCCGCCTATGACGTGATCCGTTCTTTCGACAACGCCGCGTAGAGACTCCCCCCTGGGCAGATCCGGGCGAATAGCACCAGCACCAGGAGACTCTCATGGCAGTTACTATTTCCAACTACAACAAGATGGTGGAGTACCTCGGGGACAACACCATCGACATGGACGGCGATACGTTCAAAGGCGAGCTTTACAACTCGACGCACACGTTCACCGCCGCCGACACCCAGCGATCCGACGTGGTAGCCAACGCTCTCGCCACCAACTTCGGCTACACGAACCCCGGCCAAGACCTGACCACCCCAACATGGGTTGAGAGCGGGGGCACGGTCACGTTCGACGCGGCCGACCAGGTGTGGACGGCCTCGGGGGGCTCCATCGGCCCGGCCCGGCACATGCTCATCTACTCGGATACGGCTTCGGCGCCGGTCGACGCTCTCATGCTCGACATTGACTTCGGGCAGGACGAGACCGCCGGCGACGGCACGGATTTCCGTGTCAACTTCAACGCGAGCGGTATCTTCCAAATCTAACCGCGAGCACGCTTCGGTGAAAACCACACGCGGCACGAGCTCCTCGTTCGTGTCGCGTGTTCTACCTGACGGATAGGCGCGAGCTCGATGTCGTTCAAACAAGTCACGGTCTCGAATGGCGGCACCTCGGCCGGCTTCGATCCCGTTCTCACCGTCCCCTCGCAAACCCTCGAAGGCGATCGCCTGACGGTCGTCGTCCAGACTTCCGACAACGCACCCGACATCACCCCAACCCCGCCCGGCGGTGGCTGGACGCTCGAAGCATCGGGCTCCATGCCCATCGACGGCACGGCCGCTGTATCACCGAGCGCGGTCTGGATTTACGGCAAGGACGCATCGGCCGCGGATGAAAGCGGCGCCGGCTCCGACACCTACACCTGGACGTTTTCCGGCTCGGAGGAACAGTGTGGCTGGATGGTCCTGACCGATCCGGCCACCTTCGGAGAGTTCGCCAAGAATGAGCTAACCGGCAACCGCACGACCATCGACGCGCCGACCGTGACGACCACGGTGGTCGATGAGCTGGTGTTCCATTGCGCGCTCAAGGATGGCGGCGTGGCGTTCACATCGACCCCCGCCGGCACGCTGTTCATGGACGAGACATTCGGCGCCACTTCCGGTGCTGGCGCGGCCGCTCGCGGCGTCTACGCCGAGTTCGGCATTGGTGGCACTGGCGTTAAGGCGTTCACCCATGCCAGCGAGGAGTCCAACGGCTACACGTTCAGCCTGGTTCCGGTCTCTCTGGTCAGCTACGAGCAGGAGGGACACCAGTTCCGCCAGGACGACGGTTCGGAAGTGGCCGCCACCGACATCGGCGCCCAGGACTCCAACATCACCGCCGCCAAGCAAATCAACCGCCGGCTCCGCGTGCTGGTGGACACCATCGACGGCGACCCGCCCAGCGAAGGCGTGACCCTCGAGTACCGCAAGGTGGGTGACGGCACCACTGAATGGCGCCCGGTTCCCCTGACCTGATATGGGCACACGTCTCGACGCTGCTGAAGCACAAGCTACCAGCACTGGCTTCACCTACACCGTTAGTGCGGGGACTAATCGCTGCCTGATCGTCGGTATTCAACAAGAAGACTCGGATCTCGGTACGCCCACCTGCACTTATGGTGGCGAGACGATGGCCGAGGTCGTCGACATTGAGGTTAATCCCGCGCTGCCCTGTCGAGTTACGCTGTTCTATCTGAATGATGCGGGGATCGAAGCGGCCAGCAGCGGTGCGATTGTTCCCAGTAATGCCGCACCAGCGACAACAGTCCATGCCGCCTCTTACCAAGACGTAGGTCAATCCACACCGACGAACACTGATACCGACAGTTCAACGTCGTCGACACCGAATCCGCTTACCGCCTGCGACATCGTAACGGGAGCCGCTGACGCCATTGTTGTCGCTCTGGCCGGTATGGGTAACGGGGGAACAGCTGCCTGGGGTGGCACGTTAGTAGAACAAACTGAGCAAGAAGAAGGTGCCGGAAGTGCTACCGGAAGTTTGGCCGATGACGAAGTTGCTAGTGCTACCACCATAGCGTGTGAATGTACTTGGACGACGCCGAACCGGGCGGTGATTTGCGCGTTTGAGCTTGTTGATCTTTCTGCGGCAGGCATCACCGGCATCGTCCCGACCGAGTTCGACATGGACAACGCCGATGTCGATGTCGATGGCTCCGACTTCGAGAGTACCCAAGGCTCCGGCACCATCTACCTGTCCGACGCGAACACGCTCGCCGGCAGCGCCAACGAGGTGGACATCAGCTCGGCGGTCAACACCTGGAACGACACGCAGATCAACCTCGACCTGACCCAGCTCTCCGTTGCGGAGCTGGACGATCTCCAGACGCTGGGCCCCGGGCAGCGGTTCATCATCGTCCTGACCAGCAACCCCAACGAATACGCCTCGACGGCGATCACGCTGCACCGCCCGCAAGCCTTCAATATGTCGGCGAGCGCCAACATCACCGCGAGCGGCGAAAACACCACCTTCCAGCTCGCCGCGCCGGCCACCAAGACCACGGGTGACTTCGGCGGCGGGCGCATCCAGGACGATGAGAACCCCACCGATGCTGTCGATCTGGCGGCCGATGAGTACCGCGAGGACGAGTGGTGCATGGAGGCCAAGCCGCTCGCCGAGGACGATGCGGTCTACCAGTTCCGCGTCGTTATCTCTGGCGGTGCGCTCCTCGACACCTACACGGTAGATCCGCGGTGGACGGTGAGCGCGGCCGATACCGTGGTGGAGGCGCCCCTCAAGACCTTCACCCTCACGCTGCTGACGCCGAGCTCCATCGCAACTGGCGTCCAGGCGGTATCACCTCTCAACACCCTGACCCTGACCCTGTTCACGCCAGTCGTCGGCAGCGGTGTGACGGTCGACACGCCGCTCCGCACCCTGACGCTCACCCTACTGACGCCGAACGTCCAAACCGGCGCGAGTCTCGAGTCGCCGCTTCTGACGCTCACGCTCACGCTCCTCACCCCCGAGGTATTCACGGGGGTAGCGCAAGAGTCGCCGCTTCTGACGCTCACGCTCCAGCTGCTCGACCAACCCGATGTGGCGACCGGCGTCCGGGTTGAGGCCCCGCTCCGCACGTTGACGCTCACCCTGCTCGAGCCAGTGATCGGGATCGGCGTGACGGCGGTCTCGCCGCTGCTGACCCTCACGCTCTCGAACCTGGTGCCCGATGTGCACACGGGTGTCACGGTTGAGGCGCCCCTCCGCACGCTCACCCTGACGCTATTCACCCCGAGCTCCGTGTCGACCGGCGTCGAGCTCGAGGCGCCTCTCGCTACCCTGACCCTGACGCTGCTCACGCCGAACGTGCAGACCGGCGTCACGGCCACGCCGCCGCTCCTCACGCTCACGCTGACGACGTTCGTGCCGGCCGTGGGCGGCGGCGCCCAGGTGGTGGCTCCGCTCAAGACGTTCACGCTGACGCTGCTCACTCCCGATGTGCACACGGGCGTCACGGTGCTGCCACCGCTGCTGACGCTGACGCTCGTCAACCTGCTGCCGACCGTGGGCACCGGGGCCCTGGTGGACGGCACGCCACTCCTCAGCCTGGTGCTGACGCTGTTCACGCCGACCGTCCAGGTTGGCACCGTGGAATGGGTGATCGACCCGGACTTCGACGGCCCCTGCGAAAGCAACCAGGGCGACGGCTGGCAATGCAACAACGGCGCGACCATCGTCGGTGGCGAGGGGATCCTCGATGACGAGGGGGCCAGCGAACACCTCACCACGCGGCTGTGGGACAACCCGGACAATCCGCCGTCGGGCGACATCACGCTGTATTTCCACGTCCGGGAGCTGTCGTCCGGGAGCGGCGTTCGGCTGCGCACCAACGGCTCGACCTTGCGCGGCCAGTTCACCGCGGGCGACCACGAAGTCACCTACTCGGTCGATGGCGGCATCCAAACCATCCAGTTCGAGATCATCAGCGGATTCGGGACGTGGGCGATTGGGTGGACTTCTACCGTAGGGCCGCAGCCCACGGGCGTCACGGTTGAGGCGCCGCTCCGCACCCTGACGCTGACGCTGTTCACGCCGGCCGTGGGCACGGGCGTCGAGATTGATGCGACCCTCCGCACCCTGATCTTGACGCTGTTCACGCCGGTCGTGGGCACGGGCGTCATCATCGAGGCGCCGCTCCGCACGCTGACCCTCACGCTGTTCACGCCGGTCGTGGGTAGTGGCGTCACCGTCGATACGCCGCTCCGCACGCTGACGCTGACGCTGTTCACGCCGAACGTCCAGACCGGCGTCACCATCGAGGCGCCGCTCCGCACGCTCACCCTGACGCTATTCACGCCCGCGCTCGAGACCGGCGTCACCGCCGAGTCCCCGCTTCGCACCCTGACACTGACGCTCCTCACGCCGACGGTTCACACGGGCGTCACCGTTGAGGCGCCGCTCGCAACCCTGACGCTGACGTTGTTCACCCCGGTCGTCGGTGGCGGTGTGACGGTCGAGGCGCCACTCCGAACGCTCACGCTGACCCTGTTCACCCCGGTCGTGGCGACTGGTGTCACTGTCGAGGCGCCGCTCCGCACGCTGACCCTGACGCTATTCACGCCGGCCGTCGGCTTCCCCGAGGTTCCGCTCCTCACCCTGACGCTGACGCTCCTCACCCCCGACGTAGAGGCCGCCCAGGGCGTAGCCGTCACGTCACCGCTCCTGACACTGACTCTGACGCTGCTCCTTCCCCAGCTCCCCGGCCTGGTGGTCGACGCGCCGCTCAAGTCGTTCCCGCTGAATCTGCTCACCCCAACGGTCAGTGCCGGTGGCGTCAACGTAAAGCCCCAGGTGCTCACTCTGAGCCTGGTGTTGTTTACCCCTACCGTGGGGGCCATCGACACGCCGTTACTCTCCAAAACGCTCGTCTTGCACGTCCCTGGAGTGTTCTCGGGCGTCACGAACACGGTGGTCACGGTCCCGCTGCTGACGCTGACGCTCACCCTCCAGGCGCCGGCCGATATAGCGACGGGTGTCGCGGTCGCCGTGCCGTTGATGACCAAGGCCGGCGGCTACACCGACATCGAGCTCGTGCTGCTCGTGCCGACCGTCCAGAGCGGGGCGGTGGTCGGGGCCCCGCTGAAATCGTTCCCACTGAACCTGTTCGCGCCCACCGTCGAGATCGAGCTCGTCGTCGATGCGCCTCTGCTGACGCTCACCCTCACGTTGCTGACGCCGACGGTGGTGGCGGTCCCGCCGACCATCATCGAGGTGCCGTTCCTCACCCTGACGCTGACGCTGTTCGCGCCGAGCTCCGTGGCGACGGGTGTGCGGGTAGTGGCGCCGCTGCTGACCAAGACGTTGCAGCTGTTCGTGCCATCGGTGGTGGCCGCGCCCGCCCTGGTGATCGTCGAGACCGCGCTCAAGACGTTCAACCTGGTGCTGTTCCCGCCGACGGCGGTTATCGGCGCGGCGAGCTCGTCGGGCGATGGCGTGGCGGTCTTGTCGTTCTCGGTGGGCTCGACGATGCTCGATGGCGTGCTCAACTCGAAGATGATTACGGCCACCCACGGCAGCGTAATGACACAAGCGAGGGCCGGCTAGATGCCAGAACCACGGCCACGGGTGTGGGCGGATCTATCGGCCTCGATGCTCCGCGCTCACGAGCTCGACTGGCGGGGCCCGCTCCAGGGCGCCACCATCGTGCCGGCCTCGGTCGCCTGGGCGTCGTTCCCCCTGGGCCTCAGCTTCGAGAACCTCCAGGTGGTGGGGGATCGCACGCTGGTCGACATCACCGCACCGAGCTCGTCGGGCACGACGGACTACAAAGTGCGCTGCCGGTTCACCGACTCCGAGGGGCTCATCCACGAGACCGTGCCGCCCATCGAGCTCCGGGTGACGCCCGGCGCCCTGGTGCGCGGCGGCGGCTACACGGGCGAGGTATTCATCGGCAACCCGGTGGTGGTAGTCCCCAACGCTGTGGTGAAGTCGATCACCATGTTCGCGCCCACGGTGACGACGCCGAAAAGCCCGGCCAGCATCGCTCAGAGTGTCCAGTTCAAGGACGCCAGCGCGGCGGTGCTTACCAAGACCTTCGCGGGCGCGGCGCTCGATGCCACCAAGGCCACCGTGTCCGTCTGGTTCCGGCGCAACGCCGGGCGCACGCTGACCCGCCAGGGCATGACGTTCCTGTTCGGTGGCGCCGATGCCGCCAACAACACCGCGCTGTACTTCGAGACCGGCGATATTTTCGCCTTTGGTGAAGGCAAGATCCGGTTCGAGCACCTGGACGCCGGCGCCAGTGTCGGCGGCAAAAGGGCCACCTTCCAGAACCGCGACAACGGTGCGTGGTATCACCTGGTCCTGGCGCTCGACAGCAACGAGGCGGTGGAGGCGGATCGGATTAAGTTCTGGCTGAACGGCCGGGCCGTCACAGACACGAATATCTTGACCGTGGTGCCGCTCGGCAAGACCTTCGACTGGCTGGGGACTGATCCCAACAGCATCGGCCAGGGGCAGACCGACAACCACAACCCGCACCAGATGGACGCGAACGTGGCGGAGCTCCACATCGTTGACGGCTTCGCACGCACCGCCGACGACTTCGGCTTGTTCGATGCCGACGGATTCTGGGGGCCGGCGAGCTACGTCGACTCCCACGGCACCAACGGTGGCTATTTTGACTTTGCCGACTCGTCCAACTTCGGCAACGACGTGGCCGGCGCCAACGACTGGAGCTCGGCGGGGCTCGTCGCCGCCGACCAGATCTTCGACACCCCGGATGATGTCTACCCGGTGCTCGAGCGCAACAGCGGCGCCACCGAGATCCTCGGCGGCGGCACCATCCACGACGCCACCGACGGTGGTCGGCACAACGCTCTGGCGACGGTGGGCCTGACGGCAGGCAAGTGGTATTGGGAGGTCGAGTTCGACATCGAGCCGGCCCGGATCCTCGCCGGCATGTATGAGTATTCCTTCGGCCAGCCGGAAGTCGGCCCGTTGGGCACCTCGCTCAACCCCAACATGCTGGGCGGGTACTGCATCATTTCGAGCGGCGTTTTCTACTCGAACCGTGACGGTGGCATCGCTTCGGGGCTCTCGCCGTTCGTGGCTGGCGATATTTGCCAGTTCTGCTACGACGCGGCCAACGGCAAGTTGTGGGTGGGCCGCAACAACACGTTCATCGGCAACCCGGCCGCCGGCACCGGCCAGATCGCCACGGTACTCTCCGCCAACGGAACCCAGCGCGCGGCCACGCCCTGGAGCCAAGTCACCGCCACATCGGCCGGCGCCACGACCGGGCAAGCCATCTACAACTTCGGCGCGAAGGGGCTCTCAGACCTGGTGTTCACGCCCCCCTCGGGCTTTCTGCGTATCTCCACCGGCAGCATGGGCGATACCGACTACGCGCCCATCCCCAACGGCAACGTCGGCAATGCCAGCGTGCTTTACACCGGCAACGGTAGCGCACAGTCACTCGGCGGCTTCGCCTTCACGCCCGACCTGGGCTGGGTGAAGAAGCGCGGCGCGGCGGGCAATCACGTCCTGGTCGACTCGGCGCGCGGCGACTTTGAGCAAGTTTCCACCAACCTGGTGGCGGCCGAGTCCACCAACCTCGACGGCCTCGAGCTCGAGGCCGTCGGTTTCAGGGTGGGCACCGACGCCGACGTGAACGCCATCGGTGACACCTATGTGGGCTGGATGTTCAAGAAGGGCCCGGCGTTCGGCGTCGACATCGTGGAGTACACCGGCAACGGCGTGGCCGGCCGTACCATCGCGCACGCCCTGGGCGGTCGCCCGGACCTGGTGATGGTGAAGAATCTCGACCAGGCGCTCGACTGGCAAATGCTCTGGATGCACTGGCTTGACGACGTGATAATCGACGCGCGCACGATGTGGGTGCCCAAAGCCAATCCCGAGCAATACGCCGCCCCGATGGCCGGCGGCACCTGGGTCCAGAGTCCGGTCTACTGGAACGACACCGCGCCCACGCAGAGTGTGGTGACGCTGGGGAGCTCGAGCTCGGTCAACGCCAGCGGGGAACGCTTCATCGCCTACCTGTTCCGGTCGATCCCCGGCTATTGCCGCGTGAATGCGTACAAGACGATCTCGCCCTGGTGCGGGTTTCGCCCGCGCTTCATCCTTCAGCGGCGCATGTCGACCGGGACCGGCAACACCGACATCATGGACTCCTCGCTGATCTCGATACCCAATGCCGATACGATGGACTTCGTGAACCAGGCCGGCGGCTTCGGCGCTATTCGCTCGCGCTCGTTCCTCGCCAACACCAACGCCCTGGAGGCCGCCGACGATATGAACGTGTCAGCGCGCAACTGGAGCCAGGGCGGCAGCGGCGGCTCGTTCGGGTTCTCGTTCCTGGCGCTGGCGGAGTTTCCTACAATCAAATCGAGGGGATACTGATGGCAACACCAAGGCCAAGAGTCTGGAGCGACATGAGCTCGAACGAGGTGCGCCAGCACTTCCTCGAGTGGCGAGCTCCACTTCGCGGGAGCATCATCGTATCGTTCACCTGGGCGAGCTCGCCGGCCGGGCCGACGTTCTCGAATCTCAAGGTCCAGGGCACCAAGACCGTCGTCGACATCACGGCGCCGGCACTCAGCACGAAAGCGAGCTACGATATTCGATGCAAGATGACCGACGCCTCGGGACACATCCACGAGACCGAGCCGCCTATACAGCTCACGGTACGACCAGGTGGAACTTTCTGAAGTAACCACGCGCCCCTCCGGCCAGATGCTGGCGGAGTGCGTTCCTGTGAAACGCGCGATTGAGGCCGCTCTCCAGATGCACGGAGTTCAGGATCTCGCGCGCGTGACACGCTCCGTTTTCTCAGACATTCACGGGCAGTTCGTTGTCACCCTCGAGTTCCCGGAAGCGAAATATCACCGCTTCCTGGCGGGCCCAGGGCAAGCGCGCACCGTGACGGAGGGCGTCATGCGAGAGTACAACCGGGAATACCCGGACAGACTCCCGGCTACTGTGACGCTGGCGTTATAGCGCGCCGGCCTCGCTACAACCGGGACATGCCCGGCCAGGTGCTCACGCACATGGCGGCGGGTGCTGGCATCAAGGAGCTCGCCCACTACCTGGGCGTGACGCGGCAAACCGTCTACGACTGGTGCGACGAGAAATCCAAGCAGTATCACCGACCGTTCGCGCAAGCCGTGGAGCTCGGCCGCGAACTCTCCGAGGCGTGGTGGATGCGCTACGGGCGCCTCGCCATGATGGGCAAGGTGGCGCACGGCCCGCCGGCCTTCTGGATTTTCAACATGAAGAATCGCTTCGGCTGGCGTGACCGCGTGGAGATCGCGGGCTCTGAGGATGCGCCGCTCCACGTCACGCTGAAAACCTACACCGCTCCCACCAAGCCCGAGGAGCTCGAGCAATAGAGATCCCGCACGATTGGGATCCACGGTGGTATCAGCTGCCGCTCTGGCAGTTCATGGCGGGCGAGGGGCCGGCGCTCCACAAGCGAGCGTGTGAAGTCGCCCATCGACGGTGGGGCAAGGACGACCTGGCGATGAACTTTATCGCCCAGGAGTCGTTCAAGCGCGTCGGCACCTACTGGCACATGCTCCCGGCCGCCACCCAGGCGCGCAAGGTGGTGTGGGACTCTATCAACAAGCGCGGCCAGCGGCGCATCGACCAGGCGTTCCCGCCCGCCATCCGCAAGGGACAGGCGAACAAAACCGAGATGAAGATCGAGCTCGTCAACGGCTCGATATACCAGTGCGTGGGGAGCGACCACTTCGAGAGCCTGCTCGGTGCGAACCCGGTCGGCATCATCTTCTCGGAGTGGCAGCGCGCCAACCCCGCGGCCTGGGATTATCTCCGGCCGATCCTGCGAGAGAACGGCGGCTGGGCGATCTGGATCTACACCCCGTTTGGCCGCAACCACGGCAAGACGACGTTCGACACGTTCACGCGGCTCCAAGCCGAGGGCAACCCCAACTACTACGCACAGATCTCCAACATCACCGAGACCGGCGAGCTCACCGCCGAGGACATTCAGGAGGAACGCGACGAGGGGATGAGCGAGGCGATGATCGAGCAGGAATACTACTGTTCGTTCACCGCACCCACCGAGGGCGCCTATTACGCGAAGGAGCTCGCCAAGCTCGAGGCCGCCGGCCACATCGGTAACTTTCCTCACGACCCGGTGCTTCCGACGCACACAGCTTGGGATACCGGGGTGGGCGATTCGACTGCTATATGGTTTTTTCAGCTCGTCCCGTTCTCGAACGCGGTGCACTTCATCGACTACTATCAGGCCGAGGGCGAGGGTTTGGCCCACTACGCACGCGCCATCCAGAAACGTGCGCTGGAAAAGGGCTATCTTTACGGGGAGCACATCGCACCCCACGACATCGAGGGCAGCGAGTGGACGGTAGGCGAATCGAAACTCCATCGAGCGAAATCGTTCGGGATCAAGTTCGTCGTCAACCCGCGTGTGCAGCACAAAGACGAGACTATCGAAGCCGTTCGTGTAGCGTTGCCGGCGTGTCGCTTCAACAAAGCAACCTGCCAAACGGGCCTCGATGCACTCTGGACGTACCACAAGAAGTGGAACGACAAGCTGAGAGCCTGGGGTGATCGGCCCGAACACGATTGGGCGAGCGATGGCGCCGATGCTTTCGGCGAGGCCGCGAAGCGCATCAACTGGCTGCGGCGCCGGATGGGCCGCAAGAAACGGTCGGCGCCTCCCGCTGCCGGCGACTGGATGGGAACCTGACAATGGCATTGAACAAGTCTGAGGTCGTCACCCACGAGAGCGGCGCCCACTTCCAACCCTTGACCGATGGCGAGAGTGAGCTCACCGCCGAGGCGCGCCACCGACTCGACGTGGGGCTCGATGGGATGCGGCTCAACCTTTACGAGTACCGCGAGGATGTGCGTTTTCTCGACGGCGAAGGCCAGTGGACCGAGGAGGCCAAGAGCCTGCGTGGCACCGACCGGCCGATGCTCACAATCAACAAGCTGCCCGCGTTCGTCGACCAGGCCATCGGCGAGAGTCGCCAGAACAAGATCACCATCAACGTCACCGCCACGGCCACCTCGGGCGATGATGAAATGACGACCAAGGCCGGCAAGCAGATGAGCCGGGCGGATGCTTTCGAGGCGCTGATCCGCGACATCGAAGTGCAATCTCAAGCCCAGGACGCCTACGACACCGCCCTCGAGACCGTCTATGCCGGCGGGCTCGGCTATTGGGTGGTGCGCACCGAGTACGTTGACGATGACGTATTCGAGCAGTCCATCGGCGTCGAGCGACTCCTCGATCCGACGCTCGTGGTGCCCGACCCCACGGCCCGCAAGGCTGACCGTTCCGACATGAACTGGTGCTTCATCATGGATTGGATGGAGCGCAAGGAGTTCGATAATCGCTACCCCGGCAAGTTTCCAGCCGGCGATCTCAACACCGAGTTCCTGGCGCCCTGGCGTCAGTGGTTCCGGCAGACCGACGACCATGTGGCGGTCGCCGAGTATTTCAGGCGCATCCCCAAGAAACGCGAGCTCGTGCAGCTGTCCAACGGCGCCGTCATTGACCGGGGCGATCACGAGGATGTGATCGACGAGCTCCTGGCCGCCGGCATCCAGATCGTGCAGACCCGCGAGGTCCGGTCGCACAAGGTCGAGTGGTATCGCGTCGGCGGCACCCGCATCCTCGAGGGGCCGGTCGAGTTCCCGTGCCGCTGGGTGCCGGTGGTGATGGTCACGGGCAAGGAGCTCGCGGTCTCCGGCCGCATCAAGACACGCGGCATTGTGCGCCACGCGAAGGACGCCCAGCGCGCCTACAACTACTGGCGAACGGCCACCACCGAGCTCGCCGCCCTCCAGCCGAAGGCGCCCTATATCGCCGCCGCCGAACAAGTCGAAGATCACCTGAACGAGTGGGGTGAGGCGAACCAGGGCAACAAGTCCGTTCTGCTCTACAACGCCATTCCCGGCCTCAACGCGCCCCAGCGCGACAGACCCCCGGAGCTCTCGCCGGCATTCGTCCAGGAGACCATCGCTGCCGACGCCGACATCAGAGCGACCGTCGCGCAGTTCGGCGCCTCCATCGGCGACCCGGACACCTCCAAGCAGTCGGGAGTCGCCATCGCCCAGCTGCGACAGACCACCAACACGAATATCTTCACCTACACCGACAACCTGGCCCGTGGCATTCGCCACACCGCGCGCATCATGGTCGACATGATCCCCAGGGTGTACGACACCCAGCGCATCGTGCGCCTGCTCCACGAGGACGAGAGCGAGGACTTCCTCGAGCTATTCGCCCCGGTGATTGACGAGGAAACCGGCGAGGAGACCCTCATCAACGATCTGCGTGGCGGGCGGTTCGGCATCAACGTCAAGGT